ATGTTTGGAGAAGGGGGAGTTTTTATGTGTTTTCGTAAAAAAATATGTGATTTAATCGAAGACAGGGACGATCTAAACTTTACAGATGTCGCAAATAAAATGGGTGTTTCGAAACAATATTTACAAAAGTTTAAAAATCAAGGTAACATCAGTTTTCCTAATTTACTGAGATTGGCTTCAGTTGTAAGTACAAAAAGTGAAGAGCTTTCAATGTTTTTACATGAGTGGTGCGTAGAATTGGATAGTACAGAAGCCATTAAGCATAGCTTTGAATATGCAGCATTGGTTCGTGATAAGGTTTTATTGAATAAATTACTGGAAAAACACAAAAATGAATCTGGTACAGTTGCAGAGTATGTAAATGTTTATGGAGTATTATATAAGTATATGAATGATGAAATTTCAGGTACTGAAATTATTAAGTGCTTAAAGATGTATAACCGTCCATCTGATAACATGTTAAATATTTTGATTGATATTATGAAATGTTATGATTATTATCATCAAAAGAAATTCAATGCAATGTTTGATTTGGTTGACGAAATTGAGAAAGAGTTAATCTCAATTGATGAGAGTGATCGTAAAATGTTTCTTAAGGAATGTTATATGTATCGACTTGCAGAAGTGTTTTCCCCGCTTAATCTACAAAGAAAAAATTTAGAGTCTTCAAGATATTATGCCAAGTTATTAATAGAGGCAAATCTATGTACAAAAACTGTTTCAGATGCTTTATATTTATTGGGGATGTCATATTTAATTGATGATGAGGAACTTTGTTTAGAGTATTTACAGGAAAGTTATAATTTATCCAAAAAAGTAAATGACGCTTCAATTGAAGCAGCAGCGCGTTATAATTTAGATGTTGTCAAAATGTATTTAAACCTTAGTTTGCCATTAGATTCAGATGTACGTTTAATCAATTTTCAAAATAATCCTATAGGTGAAGATTCACGAGATGGATTAAAAGAAATTTTAAAGTCAAATGGAGAAAGAGATTTTTTAAGACTTTTTCTAGCAATCACTGATACAGAACCTAACAGAATATACGAATGTTTTAAAGAATTTCTTGTTCAATCAAACTACCTCTTTGTAAGTTTAGTGGCTAAAGAAATAAATAGAAGAGGGGATAATTCCTTGCTAGTACAGCAAATGATTGATTATAATATGGATAAAGGAGTGGATGAAAATGAAAAAATTTACTTTAGTACTTTGCGCCTTTTCAATGTTAGCAGTGAGTAGTGTTTCGTATAATATTATAAAAAAAGGTTCATTTCAATCTGTAGAAATTAAACCAGGTGGTTAAAAAGTGCAGCGTATGCTGTGCTTTTTTATTTGGGCGCATCTCTATTAATGAGACTGAGTTTTATCGGTAAACTAAAAAAAGAAATAAAGAATTTGTTTACTCGTCTATTTTTCCTTTCAATATATGATAAAATTTTCGACAAATAGAGCCTAAACTGTTGGAAAAGAGTAAATAAAAATGGAATTAAACGGGCTTATAGGGGGAATAGAAATGACGAAAGAAGAGATTGTAGAATTATTTTTGAACACAATAGATGAAACTAAACCTGAATTAATTGAAGAGTACATAGAAGAAAGTTTTAGAATTTAAAAAATAGCCCGTCTCCAAGATGAGGGGCTATTTTTTTTCGTTATTATGATAATCTTCTAATGTTTTGGTTATTGCCAACATCTGTTGAAGTACAATTTCCTGTTTTTCCTCAGGGAGCGTATCTAATCGTTCCATAATTTCCTTAAATTTTGTGTGTTTCTTTATATCTAATTCGTTACCACGTCCTAGTAGGAAGTCAGTTGTTACTTCTAATGTATCAGATAATTTTGCAATGGTATCTGGTGAAGGAAAACGTTCTTCGGATTCATAATAACCAATTACACGAGACGAAGCCCCTACCTTTTTCCCTAGGATTTCTTGCGTCCAGTTACGTTGTTTTCTGAGTTTTTTTATTCTAGCCCCTATACCCATCAATTTAATCACCTCATAAAGTTATTCATTTGAACAACTTGTTCTCTTTGGGATTAATCATAGCACATTATGTTCGAAAAGTCATTGACAATGTATAAATTGTTCGATATGATTATAATCGAACAAAACGTTCTTGTAGGAGGTAGACATGAAACAATCAATAATTTATCATAAAATCGCAAAACATTGTGGAGTTACTGAAAGATATATAAGAATGCTGGACAAAAAAGAGCGTAGCCCATCCATGGAAGTTGCTAAAAAAATAGCTGACTTTTTAGATGAATCAATAGAGGAGATTTTTTTTAACTCTGATACGAACGAAACGTTCGTTTTTGAACGATTTTATCCAAAGCTAATTGAAGGGAATACTTCAATCAGGAGTTGATGTAAATATAAACTATACAGGGAGTGATATGTATGTACAAAAACTTATTTATTGCTCGAAAAGAGCAACGTATGACGCAAGAAGCAATTGCAAATTTAATCCATATTTCACCGAGAACCTATTTTGCTAAGGAACACGGTAAAAGTGATTTCACCCTAAAAGAAGCTCAGAAACTAGCAAAATACTTCAAAACAACAGTGGACGAGTTGTTTGCAAAATAACGAGAAAAGGAGGAAAAACACGCATGAAAAACGGTAAAAGGCCAACTAAACGAGAGAAGGTACATATCAATTCATATAATTTAAATCCTGATAATTGGCTAATTTTTAAGAAGGTAGATGGCGAATTACATTTGGTGCATCGTCATACGAATTCAATACGAGTCATTCCGAGTGCATAGGGTGGACAAGCATTATTAAAAAATGAGGAGGGTTTTATGTGGACCAATTAACAGCAGCAAACGAGTTAAATATCTTAGGACAACAATATATCGCAGGTTATCAGTTCACTGGAATTGAGGGTGGATTTGGTGCAGGTAAGAAAGCAATGTTAGTAAAAGAAATTGCTTTTATTCATGGACAACCGTTAAAAGAAGTGAACAGAAGAATTAATGATAACAGAAAAAGATTTAAAGATGGTGTAGATATTATTGATTTAAAAGTGGGTGGGTTTGAGCCACTGAGTTTGCAAAACGTAGGATACAGCAGACAATCCGTAGCTAATTCAAATAACATTTACCTCCTCTCAGAACGAGGCTATGCAAAGTTACTAAAAATTCTTGAAGATGATACAGCGTGGGAACTATATGATCAATTTGTTGATGGGTATTTTAATATGAGAGCAATGGAATATCAAAGACAAGTGCCTACAGATCCCATGAGTATTTTAAAGCTTACTTTTGAAGCGCTAGAAGGGCAAAAGCAAGAACTCCAGCACATCAAATCAGATGTCAAAGACTTAAGAGAAAATGCTCCGTTATTTGCTGTAGAATGCGATGAAATATCAAATGCAGTCAAGCGTCATGGCGTTGCGCTATTAGGCGGTAAACAGTCTAATGCGTATCAACACGCAGGAATTAGATGCCAAGTCTACCGTGATATTTATAAGCAACTGTACCGTGAATTTGGAGTAACAAGTCATAAAGCAATTAAACGTGGTCATTTGGCACTCGCAACAAAGATTGTTGGAGCGTATACGTTACCTATTGTGCTGAGTGAGAAAATTAATATAGTAAACTCTCAAATTAAGTTCTCTGAGATGTAAAAAAAGCTGGAAGGAGGGAAATAACCATGATGGAAGAAAGTGTTTTTTCAGTATGTATCACTGGGGTTCTGATCTGTGGGCTTCTACTTGTTGTTTATGCACTAGATAAACCAATTAAAGAATTTACAAAAGATGTGGAATGAATTTGAGGGGGGAAAGCGCTATGACGGTATCAGTTTTAAAGAAAGATGTACAGAAAAAACAAATACTAGATGAATTCTTGCAGCATTGTGAAAAGAAACAAATAGAGGCGATTCAAAAGAATGATCCATTGTTACTTTGTACTTGGATTAAAGAAGCCCGATTGGCTCGATGGGAGCTTATAGCGCTATACCGTGAGAAAGAAAAATATGATAACCAACTTGAACGGGATCGTAAAAGTATTCTAGGGATTGTGGAACATTTAAAAAGTAGAGGTATCAATGCTTCAGTTGTGGAGAGATCGCATCATAATACGCTTTCTGGGGAGTGCTGTTAAAAGTAAAAAAGCCCTATAAAATAGGACTTCTTCTGTACATAGGTCATACTACTTGTTTCGTGCACTGACATTCATCATAAACAGTATATCAGATATATTCTGAATTATCTTCATGTAAATGCTTCAGAATGACGAAAAGACCTAAAATTAGGTCTTCTCATCGGCAATATCAGTCTAGAACAGTATACCTAACAGGAGTGAGTTAAGTAACCGGAATGCTCTTATAGTATAGCAAACTATTACATTTAAAAACAAGAAGGGATGGTAAAAGAAAATGACAGCGGAAGAATTATTTGAAGAAAAGAAATATTTAGTGATTGCAGCAATCAAACAACGATTTGGAAGTATCACAAGAGCGGGACAAATTGCAGAAATGAACAATATGGAGTTGGATGATTTAATGCAAGTTGGTCGTATGCACTTATGGGCTTGTTGTATGAAACATGATGCAGAGAGAGCGGAAACCTTCAATGCATATGTTATGAAAGGTATGAAATGGGCAATGAGTGATGAACTGCATATGAAAGGAACGCCTTTTAAAGTAAGTAGAAAAGTGAGTCATGAGGAGAAAAATCAAATCAATATCCATTCAATTGATTTTCATCAAGATGAAGAAACAGTAAATGGATTTTATGCAGTTTCTCCTATCAATGTGGAAGAAGAAGCACTGTTATCAGTTGAATTTGAAGAAGTAACGAGTGTTCTGGAAGAAAGGGAAAAATTAATCATTCTACATGTAGGTGAGGGATATACCGAAAGAGAAATTGCAGTGAAACTTGGGATGGGTAGATCCACAGTGAATACAAAGAAAAATGAAGCGTTTTTAAAAATTAATCCTGATTATAAGCCGTTAAACTTAAGGTCATTTTTCTTGGGCAAAAGAAGAAACATGAGAAACCGCCAGTTGGGGCTGACGGTCTAATAAAAACATATGTGTTGTCCATCATAACACATATTGCGCACGAGATGCAAAAAAAAGACCTGTTATAGCAGGTCAAAAGTCAGGGTATTTCGTGAAAGAATACAACTTATTCATCATTCTAACAGGAAAAAATGAAAAATTAAAGATTGAAAATAAAAAATATTCGATCTTTAAGTTGAGAAATATCAAATACCCTGGCAGTAAAGATATATTGAAAAAATGTTAGATAGAGAAGGGTGACGGGGATGAATACCAATGTAATACAAGTCGCAAGAATAAACCTTCAAGGTAATACTTTAGACCAAGGTTGGTTTAAGTACCTTACTTTAGAAAACGGCAAGCCATATATGGTTGCGATTACAATACTTAGCGAAATTTTTTATTGGTATAAGCCAACTGAAATAAAGGATGAAAGAACGAATGAAATTCAGTATAAACAAAAATTTAAAGCTGACAAACTGCAAAAAAGTTATCAACAATTGGCTCATTCATTTGGTTTTACTAAAAGACAAGTACAAGAAGCATGCAAATACTTAGTAAAAAGAGAATTAATTGCAATTGAATTTCGTACGATCATAGTTAACGGAACGAGGCATAACAACGTTATGTATGTGGAACCAATTGTAAAGAACATCGAAAAAATTTCTATTTTATATCAAGACCCTATCACATTAGAAAGTGACACCCTCCCACATTCTAACGAGAGAGGCTCCCGCACTAAAACGGAGGAGGCTCCTACATTGAAACGTGGGACAAATACAAAGATTACTACAGAGAATACTACAGAGATTACTACAAATAAAAATACTTCTTGTCACAAGTTTGAAACTTGCGACATGGAGCATGCCAAATTGTTATTTCAGTTCATTTTAGAAACCAATTCAGAACATAAAGAACCGAACTTCGAGAAGTGGGCCAATGAATTTCGCTTAATTCGTGAAAGAGACAAGAAAACAAATCAACAAATTGTGTATCTCTTGGAATGGTCCCAGAATCATTCCTTCTGGAAAAAGAATATATTGTCACCTAGTAAGTTGAGAAAGCAATGGGACAGGCTGGTGATTGAAGCCAAAGAAGAACACGAGGTGAAGAAAAATGAGCAGATTCGCAAGCATAGCGGAAGTCATGGCAGATTTGCAAAAGAGGGCTATGAAAAACTGCCAGAACCAACAAGAAAGTGGAGAGAGCTTACAGACAAGGAACGAGAGGAATCACAACAAGAATATGAAAATAACATTGAATGGCTCGGAGAAGACGCTTAATGATACCTGTCCGTTATGCAGTGGAACGGGAATAATCTTAAATGGATGGACAGGTAAAATGTGTGATTGTCAAAAGAAACAATCTGAAATAGCAAGGTTGAAAAATGCAATGATACCAGAAGAATTTGAAGAAGCACGTTTTAAAAATTATATTCGTCATACCGATATGCAAAAGAAAATGTTTAACAGCATGATGGAATACTTAAAAAAGTTTAATGAAATCAGGGATACGAAGCGCAATAGCTTTGGATATATCGCTACATATGGCGAGGCAAGATTAAAAGCTTTATCCATCGATGAACGAGTTGAAAAAATGAAACTTCACAACAATTACGGATTAGGTAAAACACATCTACAAATAGCAGCTGCTAGATGGATCATACAAAATGTTCAAACTGTAAATAAAGACATTGTAAATGCACAACCGAGAGGGTGCAGAGTAGTTTGTATAAGTGATGTCACTTTTATGACAGAGATTATGTCGGCAAAGCGTGATGATAAAAAGGAGTACTTTGAAAAGCTTCATACCGTCGTAGATTATGCGGATGTGCTGGTTTGGGATGATTTGGGTAAGAGCAAACATACAGAATCCCGTGAAGAAATGTATTACGAAATCATTAATGAGCGATATAAGCGTAAAGCGCCCATCATTTTTAGTTCAAATGAAGATGAATATACCTTACCTGAAAAAATTGGGTTTGCAGCTGCTGATAGATTGCTAGGGATGGCAAACGATTATTTGATTGAAGTCGAGGGAGAAAGCTATAGACGGTAAAAGAGAGAAATGAATCATTTTGCGGGAATGGAGTTGAGAGCATGGAACAATTAACTTTTGAAGACATCGTAGGAAACATGGACTATACAGCACATAGTACGGCTGCGAAGTTCCTCTCTAATCATTCAGTAACACCAACTTATGCAGTAGAATTTTTTGATCGGGATAAAAAGCAGAAGTTACGTTGGTTTGAAGTTAATACAGAGGGTGAAGCAAAAGAAATGGCCGAAGAAACATACGGGAGAATTCAAATTATAAAAGTATATGTGTCCAATCGAACGTTGAAAGAAATTATGGAGCTGGACTAAGGGCATTTTCATCCAGAAAGCACATGCATTTCCTAAAATGGACAAGCCTATGCAAAGGAGAACGAACATAGATGAAAAGAGAAATAGACATGAAAACAAACGGCATCTACATTGTGGTGGATGGGAAAATCAACTTTGAAGAACCCCCAAAGAGCGGCTACGGACAGCAAGTCTTATATTGGGTAAAGGGAAAAGTGTCTCATACACAAACAACGATTACGAAGAAGTTTAAATAAAACGAGGTGGGAAAATAATGAATATACAAGAAGCTACTAAGTTAGCGATGGAACAAAATAAATTTATTTCACGATTACACTTTATGAAGACCTTTAAGGTCAAGATTAAGCCAACAAATACGTATGAGTTGTGTGGAAATTATCCAATTTATCCTAACGAATTTAAACCGCGCAGGGCGTGGAATCCCTGCTCAGATGATTTAATTGCTGATGATTGGATAATTGTTGATTAGGGTAACCATGATCTTGCTTCTTTTGCAAATTTGTATCCGGTTTTAAGAAAATTATTCTCTTCACAATATGCAATCCCTTGTGGAAGTAAGACAGTGTTATAGGCGACATTGTCTGCTGCATACACAGAGACTAAATCTTCATCTCGCAAACGATAGAGTGCTTTCGAAATAAAATCATCAGTCTCATTTTGGTACAACTCTTTAAATGTTTCAAAAGAGAACATATCTGTCCCATGGTTTTTATACTCGGTTACCATGTATTTTAGTAGTTTTTCTGAAAGCTTAGTTATTTTCATTAATTACACCTCCCCTCTATGGGGAATTATATCAAGAAAATTACAATAAATGAGAATTTTATGGAGAATTTAGTCGGGAAGCAAGTCAAGCACGTGTAGATATAAAGTAAGACAAAATTTGAATTTTATTAAAAAATGGAGGAATGAACCATGAATACAGTAATTATTCAATTCGGTCAAGGTACAGAAGCATGGAAGGATATGCGAGAGATTACGAAATTTCTACAAGAGAAAGGCTATTTCGTTGAACCTTATGAAGAAATTGGATCTGTAAAACTAACTAAGAAAATCAGTGACGAATTAGTGGATAAGAAAAGAAAATTCAATTGTGATCTTTGCTTTCAAAATAAGGATATTGAAGAGAAATCAATTTATCAATTTGATGAAGATGGCGACATTGTCGCATGCATGGATTGTGAGAAAAAAGCATTTGAACATTCAAAAAACTAAACCAAAGCGTTATTTTGTAGCCATGTAAAAAAAGTGCATATTTAATATGTACTCTTGAAAAAAGGAGGCACTTTTGAGAGATGAGACATAATACAGCGTATGCTCGTCTCAAGTAAAAGTGCACCGAACTCAATAAAATATTTGTTTTGGAGGGAAATGAAAGTGGCGAAATGCAATTATGTTGGATGTGACAATGATGCAACAACCAAAGGTTTTATATTTGCTAGAGATCCACAAGGCAGGAAACATCTTCCTACAGATGTATACGCTTGCGATAAACATAAAAAGTCTCTCAGTTTTTTTGAATATAACACTGCTAAAACAAACTAAATTTTGATTTGGAGGAGAACGTAATGGAAATCAAAGTGAATGAGCAAACACAACGTTTTTATCTAGCGTTTGATGAATGGGTACCTGCAGTTGGTCATGAAATTAAAGTGGGACAATATCATTTTTGTGCAATTCCATTAAGTGACTCTATTAATGTTTCAGAAGTAACGTCAGGTGTGAAGGCTATAAGTGTCCCTATAAATTTAAAGGTTTGGATGTTAACAAGCACTAAGGAAGATACAATGAGGTTTTTAGAAAAAGTTGGTGAGCATTTAAAACTAATTATGGAAGAACGAGGGGATTTTGATGAGTTACTCAAAAAACAGAAAAAAATAGCTTTCGAACGTTTAGGTGCGATGCCACCGATTGAAAATATTGATACGGATTGGATATTTGAGGAGGAAAGCGAAGTTGTACATTAATTGATACAAAATCTTTATTTTTAAACTAAAGAGCGCCTTGTAAAGCCCCTCTGATACCTAATCATAATGAAAATAACGAGCTCATATAGGGAAGTATTTATAATAATTAGGGATCATCATGTTCCAGCTTAGATTTCTCGGCTGGAGGAATAAAATGCTCACGGACAAAGTTTTGATAAATCATACCGCTTATAAATGTAATATAAAACACTACACACAAAAAGATTAAAATGTATTTAAATACCTTCTTCAAATTAGCACCACCCTAAAAGAGAGTTTTAATAGGATGTGTAAAAAAAGGTACGATTATACAAGGGCGGAGCGGTTAGCAAGAATAAAATAAAAACGTTATTTTAAATTTAATAAAAAAAAGAGCACATTAATGTATGTGCTCTAGGTAAATATTTTTAAAAAAGGAGTTTTAAAGAATTTAAATTGTCAATACACTATATGTTTGTCTTAAAAAAATGTGCATGAGATAAAATAGAAATTTTATTTGGGTGAAAGTGAGGTGTAGGGGATGGAATTAGTTTTTTGGATAGTTATCTTCATTGTAATGGGCCAAATTGCTTGTACAAAGATGGATTTACAACAATTAGAAAAACGTTTAGATACTTATAAGGAAATGCTGGTTATACAAAACAAAAAGATTGATGACTTATTGAGATATATTAATAAGTGTTAATTAGTAGAAAATATTTAAAAAGAAGGACCCACATTGAGGGGGTGGGTCCTTTTACTGAAGCCAGGCATATATACTAAGCATATAGAGATTAACTATATATTACCAAAAACGAATTGAAATTTCTATGTGCTAATTGTTGAGAAATAATTTATAAAAGTTTCATTTTGTAGAAAATCAACAAAATAAAACGAGCACTTGTGCCAGAGTGCCCGTTTTATAAGATGACATCATTTATTATGTTATGTTTGTGAGTCATGAACAATTAAATGAGTCGAAAAGTAAGGTTCGAAATAGTTTATGTACCTGTTAATAAATAGGTGCTTGTACTAAAAAGAAGTGAAGAAATACAAGGGAGGATTATTTGAGTTCCGGCTTATCGCCCATGTATAGTATGTGCTATGTATGAAAGGATATTCAGATTTGCAAAAAATAAAAAGAGCACCTTCGAACAGTGCTCTTTCCCGGAAGTGTATATTACATGGACTTGCAAGAGGTTTTTAAGGAATAAAATGAATAAGCTCGCTCCTGAAAGGAAGAAGCCATACAATAACATATGAAAACGTCGTCGCAGGAGTGACAATGAAAGTATTTAAAACCCAACAAAATGATCCTTTTAAGTGGTATTTGAATGTTTTTTTGTAATTTCATAGCGAAAAATATTTTATCAGAATTGGTAGGATGCACAAATTTACTGTCGAATTGATACATGAACTAGAAGGAGGGAGACAGTATATGCTATATCATTTGATAAAATTAGGGGAAGCATTAGAATCTGAAGTAAAGCAATCTGAGGGTAGATTATATTTTGATTCAGTTAATTTTGGAGTTTGGGTGTCAAAAAGTATTTTGTATATCGAAAAGTATCATAAAGATTCTTTTATAGTAAATCAAATGAAGCAAAGTTATAAAGAAATAGATTATACAAATAATTATACATTTTACAAATTGATGTTAAGTACATTGAAAGTAATACAAGAAGAGGAAAATGAAGAAAAAGAGGAGGCTAAAGCATAATTTATAATCAATTGAAGGGAAAGTCATAAGGTTATCATATAAGTTTTGAGTAGAAGAATGGAATAAAGTCCGGCTAGAAAACTAGAGGACACCAATTCATTAAAGCAGCAATTCAAGCTGTTTTAGGAATAGGTGTCCTTTTATTTTGAGAAGGGAGATGGGGAGATGAAGGTGTTGAGAGATCAATTACGTGAATGGAAAAGCAATCAAACAAAAAAGAAAACTAAGAAAAAACGAAAAGAGAAGTTAAGCACTCGTCAAATTGAGGATTTAATGGAGGGGCATAGGCCTTGTTATGAACGAAGATATGGAGCAATAAGAGAAAAGTAATTTAAAAATAAAAAGGAGTGGTCTGGAATGACTAAGCAATTATCTTTCTTACCAAAAATCGATAGAGCAGCAACGCAAGAGCAATTAGAGGGGATTTTGGAAAGTGTACGTATATATAAGCAATTTGGAATGATACGTAAGGAAATGAAAGTCACTCCTTCTTATGAAAGGAGAGAGCATGGTCCTACACATGCAGTTGGCAAACCGTTAGAAGATGTAGCAATCTCTAATATTCAACAAAGCAAGCGTGAAGAATGTTTAGAGAAAATGGCATTTCGAGTTGAACAAGCATTAAGTCGATTCGGAAACAGTACAGCTGGAAAAAATCAGAGGGACATTATAGTTAAACGGTATTTAGAAGACGAAGATGTGTGCGATTATATGGTGTATAACGAAATTGGCATGAGTGAACGTACGTATCGACGTGTGAAAGCTAGAGCGTTTTATAAATTGGCCTTTGCTCTTAGATTAGAAGTTTATGAAACTGAAGAAACTGGAGGGAATGAATCATGAATTTTGTTCAGCCCATACGTGATCCAGAGCAAATACAACAAATCAAAGAATATTTAAAAGAAAAGAATGCACGTAACTATATTTTATTTGTAATGGGAATCAATACAGGGTTACGTATCAGTGATATTTTAAAACTAAAGGTTGGAGATTTAAAAGGTAGTCATATCTCAATGCGAGAAATGAAGACAGGTAAGCAGAAACGCATACAAATAACAGCAGCACTAAAGAGAGAGCTTCGATGGTTTAATGAAAATAGAGAAGATGATGAGTACCTATTAAAAAGTAGGCAGGGAAAAAATCGTCCAATCGGTCGTAGTATGGCATATAAGATACTAAGTGGAGTGGCAGCAGAGTTCGGATTAGATGAAATAGGAACACATACACTAAGAAAGACGTACGGTTATCATATGTACATGCAAACGAAAAACATAGCATTACTTATGGAGATATTCAATCATTCGTCAGAGAAGGTCACGTTACGTTATATAGGTGTAAACCAAGATGCAATGGATAAAGCAATGACTAGGTTTAAAATCTAATCATTGCTTTTTTCTTTTTAAATCTATACAGTTACTCATAAATTTCGTACTGTGTAACTCAAAAGGGAAAGTATTATAAAGTCAATGATAGCAAGGGCTGTAGCGTTTGCCTCAGTTACACACAATTAAACATATGGGTAATTGGAAGGTATAAAATATGCACATGACGTATAAAGGTTATATAGAATGAATGAGAGGTGGAACAGATGATGTGTGAAGAGTTGTTACAAGCATTGGTTCAATATCAAATGCAGCAAGGAGAAAAGCCAAACACATTAAGGTTAAACCAAGATTACTATAAAACAGTATTAGAGCAATTAGCTTACCCTGATTGGCTAATTGAAAAGAAAATTAAGAACTTGGATCAGACGTTTCTCGGGGTTGAAGTAGAACTGACAAGTGAAGTGGAAACTTTTGAAATGAGGAGGATAAAAAAAGTGGCAGAATTTTGACCGCTTTTTGGCAGGAAAAAGGCCGACGTTTTTTATAAAAGCATGTTATATTTGTATTATGAGAAGTGGCGGAAAACACAACTCACTATGTTTTTCTTGAATTCTAAACGGTTCGTAATGACGGCACATAAAATCCGAAACCAGCAGATGGTACTGATTAAATGATACCGTCCATAAAAGGAGCATCCATTTGGATGTTCTTTTTTATTACTAAGCGAACCACATAAACATAAGTATGAGAAGAGCAAAAATAAATAACAAACAGTGTGCAAACTTCATGAAGTACTCCTTTTAGAATTAATATGTATTAAAAGTACAAATAATCTAATATAAATAGTGAAAATAGGTATACAACAATGTAATATAAGTCAGTCATTTTATGGAGCAAGGGTGGTAATCAGGATGAGTGGCTATTCTAAAATTATTTTATCCAATGGAAATGAATATATTGTGCCAATCCAGCCTAGTCTTTTGATTGAAAAGGAACTTATAGATAAGGATGGGGAAATTTACAATAAGTTTATTCTTGTTCCACAAATAGATATAGAAACAGGGAGTAAGATGCAATTTAATTTAAATCCTCAGCATATAGCAACAATTGAAGAATTTAGTATAAGAAGACAAAAGACCGTTCCTTCCGTATTTAGAGTGGAAACAAATAATGAAAGATTGAAGGGAAAGCATCCATAGCAGGTGCTTTTTTTATTTTTAAGGGGGTGAAAAAATATGTTCTTTTTCAAAAGAAAGAAACGGAAGAAGGCAGTTGCTCAAAGCAATATAAAAAGGAATGCTGAAAGTACAAATAATGATTTGTTAATCCAAACGACAACAGCAAGTGTAATAAGCTCTAGTTCAGATTATGGTGGCTATAATAGTAATCATTCAACTTCATGTTCATCGCATTCATCGTATGATTCAGGAAGTTCATTTGATGGTTCGTCAAGTTGTGATTGATCAAGTAGCTGAGTATTTGCTTTTTATTTCGGAGGAGGATGAAGGATGGAATCTATAACAAAAATAATTGCTAATTTAGAAAGAAGCGTTAACGATTTACAAAGAGATAATGATGGTATGAAACAAGCTTTACTTAATGTTTTAACGAATGTAGAAGCATTGAATAGAAAGGTCAATATGTTAGAAGAAACGTTAGCGACGAAAGTTGGTATAACTCATGTTCAACAATTAATTAAACAATAGGAGGAGGATTCACAAAATGGCTAATAACAAATTGATTATTGAAGTAACTGCTGATACAACTGAAGCATTAGAAGGGATTAAGGAAGTAACAGAAGCTGTAAATGAATGTGCGGAAGCGTTAGAGAAGTTAGAAAAGGTTATGGGTAGACTTACAAATAAAAAGGATTCTTTATTTATAGAAGTTCCAGTTGTTTTAAATGGTAAAGCAATAGCTAAAAAAGTTAGTGAGTTTACTGAAACTAGAGAAAGGCTTTAACCTGAGGTGATAAAAAATGAAACTAAATAAACAAGAGCAAGCGGTTGCAATTGGTACATTCATTTCAATGCTAGGACAAGACCTTGTAAATGAACGCATCGATAAACAGAAATTAGAAAGAGTACTTCCTATCTTTAATGAAATGCAAGATAATACAACACCAAAGCAAAAGAGAGAAGCAATGATTAGTTTGCTTGGTAAAGCGGTGGATGAATTCTTAGAAAAATAGCTATAAAAAAAGGAAAAGCAACTCGCTTGGGGGGCGAATTACTTTTCCAAATGGCAATGTTAATTCTATTATAACAATTTGTATTTATTTGTAAATATATAATTAGAATATTCTTTTAAATGAGGTGAGGATAGATGAAAGTCTACTGTTCTAACTGCAATGAAGATTACAATATGCAACCAAAAGTAGCACAGCTTTCTAATCGCATTGAGAAGTGTTACTTCACATGTCCTCATTGCGAACATGAGCATGTCGCTGCATATGTGAACGATAAGATTCGTAAGCATCAAGCGGATATAGCTAAGTGTCATGAACGGATTAATAAAAAGAATCTGGCCATCGAGGATGAAATGAAACGATTGAGGAAGAGGATGGAAGGTGCCAAGTAAACCATTCAAGCCGTGCAAGTCATTAGGTTGCAATGAACTAACACGGGATAAGTATTGTTCTAAACATATCCAAAAGGAAAAAGAAACCGTAAGATATTACGACAAACATATTCGAAACAAAAGCTCACGTTCATTCTACAACTCAAGACTGTGGAAGGATATGCGTGAGCTTATTTATCGTAGAGATCATGGCTTATGTGTTCAATGTAGAAGCAAGGACATCATTAAGATAGGTGATGTAGTCGATCATATCATTCCTATTCGTGTTGATTGGTCGAAACGATTAGAACCGACTAATTTACAGACGCTTTGCCATGCTTGCCATAACAAGAAAACAAAAGAAGATGAGAAGAAAAACAAAAAAAAATTCGAAAGAAAAAATTCATAAACAACCCCCCACCATAAAAAAGCAAAAGGCGACTTCCTGGAGACCGCCGCCTAGCTTTCCGTGCAAAAAGTTCGTTTTATTCCATAAAAGGGGGTTCAGCCGAGGGAGGTGGTTCACATAGGAAGGAAAGCGAAACCGATTCATTTGCATTTATTAGAAGGTAATACAAATCGATTGACAAAAGATGAAATTGAGCAGCGATTAAAAGCCGAAAAACAGTTACAAGCAAAAAAGGACAAGGTAAAACCACCAACGTGGTTAGATTCAATTGCTAAGAAAGAATTTAGACGGATTGCTGGTGAATTACTAGAGCTAGATGTTATTACAAACATAGATGTGAATGCATTAGCAACATATTGCGATGCTTACTCTGACTATGTTGAATGCACCAAAATTATCCGAGAAGAAGGACTTCTTGTTGAATATACTAATAAGGCAGCTGAAACCAATAAAGTTCCACATCCACTACTTACAAAGAAGAAGCAGTTGCATGAACAAATGAAGGCTTTGGCTGTTGAGTTTGGTCTTACACCAAGTGCAAGAGCGAAAATTGTCATTCCAAATAGTAAACAAGATCCGAAAACAAATGTAGAAAAGGAGTTTGACGTATAACATGATTAGAGAATGGATGTTGGACTACTGTGACGATGTATTACATGGTGAAGTTGTTGCTTGTCAGAAGCATAAACAAGCTTGTAAGCGATTTTTAAGAGATATTGAGTGTGAAGGTTCTGAAGATTTTCCATATGTTTTTAAGGAAGAAAAGGCGCTTCGTTTCTTAAAGTGGATGTCTCTTTTTAAACATACAAAAGGAAAATTAGCAGGTCAGAGAATTGAACCACATTCCATACAGATTTTCGTATTTAGCAATATTTATGGATGGGTGCACCGAAATACAGGGTTACGTCGATTTAAAAAGGCATATTGGCAAGTCGGACGTAAAAATGCAAAGTCACAATCTTTAGCGTGCGTGGGCTCATATGAAGCAATGGCCTTTGGTGAGAATATGTCTGAAGTATATGTTGGTGCCACAAAAACAGAGCAAAGTAAAATTGTTTGGAACGAAATTAAAGCGCAAATGAATGGGTGCGAAGACCTAAAAGAAAAATTCAATATTGCGTATGGGAAAATTGAGCATCTCAAAACAGATTCTTTTATTTCCGCGCTCTCAAAAGATGCGGGAAAATCCGGGGATGGACTAAATGTTCAGTGCGGGATTATTGATGAGTATCATGCCCATCCTACCTCTGAAATTTATGATGTTCTGGTGTCAGGTTCAGGTGCTCGTCCGAATCCACTCATGATGATTATTACAACAGCTGGTTTCAACTTGAGCCATCCTTGCTATCGTGTGGAGTATCAATATGTTTCTAAGATTTTGGACCCTAATATTGATATTGAAAACGAAGAATACTTTGTCATGATTAATGAGTTAGATAAAGATGATGAGATTACGAATCCAGAAGTGTGGGAGAAAGCAAACCCAATCCTATGTAGTTATGAAGAAGGACGTACTTTCTTAAAGGGAGAACTTCAATCAGCCCTTGATGTACCTGAGAAAATGCGTAATTATCTCACGAAAAACATGAATAGATGGGTAGATATGAAAGAAAATGGCTACATGGATATGCAAAAATGGAAAGATTGCAAAGAAACTGTGGAATTATCAGAATTAAAAGGGTTGGAATGCACAGTAGGTGTCGATTTATCAGCAAAAATTGACTTAACAAGTATTTCATTTGAATTTAAAAAGGATGATAAGTATATCGTAATTAGTCATAGCTTTATGCCAGAAGATACGTTAGCTGAAAAGAGAAAAACGGATAAAGTTCCTTATGATCTGTGGGTACAACAAAAATGGATCACAACAACACCTGGTGCAGTAGTTGATTACGAATATATTAAAACGCATATTAGAAATATGGAAAAAGACCATAAATTTAAGATTAAAGAAATATGTGCTGATCCATGGAATGCAACGCAATTTATGCAAGACATGGAGACAGAAGGGTATACCATGATAGAAATACGCCAAGGGATGGCAACTTTATCAGGCCCTACAAAGGATTTTCGTGAACAAGTGTATCAAAAGAATGTCATCCATAATAACAACCCTGTGCTGAACTGGGCAACGAGTAATGCTATAACAAAACAGGATGCGAACGAAAATATCATGTTGGACAAGTCGAAAACTACAGAAAGAATTGATCCGATAGCGGCTGTTATTAACTCGCATGTTCGATGCATGCTCAATTCTGGTGAGATGGACTTAAATTCCTATATATTAAGTCAAGATTTCTCATTTTAGGAGGAATGACATGCGATTCTTGTTGTTTTTTATAAGTATTTTAGAAGATATTCTATTGATTTCGGGGTTGTCCATTATTGTAGGGACGACTTTTTTTGTTAACCCGATTTATGGATGGTATCTGCTAGGGATTATTCTCACAATGTTGGGGGTGGTGATGATAAGAAGATAGAAAGACCAACTATGAAAAGTCAAGGGGACATTTTCAAAAAATATTGCTAGAGGATTTTGAAAATAAATCCACTGGATTCGATAGGAAGTGGCTAAACGTCTTCATAAAGTATTCATACAACGCTATATCATTTAACTATTGGTTCATCTAAAAAAGGGCACACCAAATAAACCTAAGGGTTTTCAAAAAAATGAAAGAATCAAGTTTCTACTGGTGAATGTGGAGGAACTTCATACGGTTTATTGCTTTTAAGAATGGCGTAGATAATGTAACACAGCTTTCTAGCTACGGCTCCTATACAAACATAGTAGTGCTTTCCTTGCTTTCGTTTCTTTTCATAAAAGGCTTTTAATACAGGGTCATGTTTATGAGCTGTAATAGCCGCCTGGAATAAGGCTCTACGCAAATGAGAAGAACCACGCTTGGATATAGACGTACCTGAGGATTCAAATTGCCCAGATTGGGACACAGAGGCATCGATGCCTGCGTAAGCGACAAGTTTAGATGGTTTGTCAAAGCGGTGTATATCCCCAATTTCACTTAGTATAGTGGCACCTAAAATCGGTCCAACGCCAGGTATTGTCATGATAGGAGTATCTAAATCAATTAAAAGTTGTGACATTTCTTCTTCACACTCTTTGATTTGATCTTCGATAAAACGAATTTGCTCCATCAACATTTTTAGTTGAAAGGAAAAAGCGTTTTTACAGAAGGTAACACCAAACGAATTAGAGGCTAATTCCATTAGTTTGTTGGCTGTTTTCTTCCCAAGTCGGTTACGACTGGTTTGCTCAATTATTTGTGTTAAATCATCAATAGATATCTGTTCATAGTCACTGGGAGAGGAATATTCAAGTAAGATTTGTGAAGAAGTTTTACCAAAAACATCCGAAAAGATGCTTTGGTACTCTGGGAAAGTCTGATCTAATACGACAAGAGCTTTTCGTTTTAAATCACTCATATTACTTACAAGCGCATTACGAAAGCGGCTCATTTGTTTTAGAGCGAACATTTTCTCGTCCACAAGTGGGGTTTCAACAAAACGGCCGAATCGAATGATATCGGCAATCATAGTGGCATCAATGGCGTCTGTTTTCCGCTTTCTAATTTCTGTGCCTTTTCGCCAGGCATTGGTTTGAATTGGGTTTAATACAACGACTGAGAAGCCATGATCCAGTAGAAAAGAATAAACGGCTAACCAATAATGTCCTGTTGCCTCCATTCCAATCATTATTTCTGTAGGAGACTCAATGTATCGGTACATCCAATTTAATAGTGCTTGTCCACCTTCTTTGTGATTCCGAAAGGGAAATGGCTTAGTAATAGGTTTTCCAGTTTGATCGATAATGGACGCATAATGTTTATGTTTAGCGATATCAATACCTAAATAGAACATAGCTTACACCCCTATTTTAATCAGTGTTAGATAGTGTTGTCCTCCTCTGAACTAATAAGCGCTACTACCTCGTAAGAGATACGAAGAATGACCAATGGTCATCAACATCCAACTCATTCGTAAACTACTTATTAGACAGAGGTACCATTCTTTCAACCGAATACAAAGATTCAAGGAGGTGGTCGGCAACACTCTATCTACAAATTTAAGTATCTCATAAAAATAGATACTCTTGGGTTTATAGGTACATCCCGTCCCTAAAAAACCTAACTTAATCATACGAGGAGGTGAAACTTTTGATTTTTCGGCAGTTATTTAGAAATCAGGATACGACAGATTTAAAAAATCCTTCTCCTTGGTTTAAAAGTTTATTTGGATATCAAGCCGCAAGCGGTGAAAAGGTAACGGTTGAATCCTCTTTAGGTGTTCCGACGGTTTATCGATGTATTAATATCCTTGCAAATAGTGTTGCGATGCTTCCTTTTCAAACGTTTAAAAAGACAGCGAAGGGAAGGGAACGGGATAAGGCACATCAAGTATCGTTTGTTTTGGAAAGACGCCCGAATCCTTACCACAGCCCATTTAAATTTAAACATTTAATCGAAACACATCGAAATACATGGGGAAATGCCTATATCAATATTCATTGGGGTGTAGATGGAAGGCCAAAAGAGTTGTGGGTATTAAATCCAGCTGTTACAACGCCCACGGTGGACTTAAAGACCAATAAACTATGGTATTTTACGAGCTTGCCAGACGGTACACCTATAAAAATACCTGATGAAGACATAATCCATCTTACTACACTATCTACTGATGGTTTAAGGGGGAAACCTCCTATTCAAATTGCAAGAGAGTCTATAGGTAGCTCACAGGCGGCCCAAAAGTTTAAAGGTAAATTCTTTACAAACGGTGCAGCGCATAGCGGGATATTAAAAACAGAACAACCTTTAAATAAAGAGGCTAAAAATAAACTTCGTGATGCCTGGGAAGAAGCAAATACAGGGTTGAATAATGCGCAAAGAATAGCTATTTTAGATGCTGGACTAGAGTTTGAAAAGGTTGGAATGCCTTTGAAAGATGCTCAATTTATCGAAGGTATGAAGTTTGATAAAGGTGAGATTGCAAATATTTTTAATATTCCTTTGCATATGATTAATGAGTTAGATCGTGCTACTTTCTCCAATATTGAGCAACAAGCGTTGGATTTTATTCAAAATACATTGAGTCCAATTCTTATTCAATATGAAGAAGAGTTTTCTTATAAATCATTTTCGTTTCATGAGCAAAAGCGATATTACTTGAAGTTTAACCTAACAAGCTTATTACGTGCTGATTCTAAATCACGAGCAGAATTCTACAAAATTATGTTAGATGCTGGTGCATTTTCAATTAATCAGGTGCTAGAACTGGAGGATATGGACGGGATTGGGGAATACGGTGATAAACACCGTGTTGACTTAAACCATGTATCTATTGAAATCGCAGACGAATATCAATTGGCAAAAGCTAATGGAGGAGTGTTACAGAAGGGAGATGAAGACGATTAAAGACGTATTTACAATTAAAAATCAAACAGATTCTTCAGCTGATCTATTCATTTATGGTGACATCATAAACAATACCGGATGGAAATGGGACGATTCCGATGTGATGCCGGATGATGTGAAAAATATTTTAGGGCAGTTGGATGATAAAAGTAATTTAAATATCTATGTAAATAGTGGTGGTGGTTCTGTATTCGCTGGTTTAGCTATTTATAACATGTTGAAACGTAATAAAGCGCAAAAAACTGTTTATGTGGACGGTGTTGCAGCTTCTATCGCTTCCGTAATCGCCTTGGCTGGTGATCGTGTTGTTGTCCCTTCTAATGCTTTTTTAATGGTCCATAAACCATGGACTGTAAGTAGAGGGAATGCAAATGTACTTCGTAAAATGGCAGAGGACTTGGATAATCTTGAGGCTGGAATTATGAATGTATACAAAGAAAACTTGAAAGAAGGCATCGAAATTGAAGTAATTCAGCAATTAGTAGATGCTGAGACCTGGTTAAGTGGTGAAGAAGCTGAAAAATACTTCAATATTGAAGTTGTGGAAGCAAAAGAAGTCGCAGCTTGTAGTAGTGATTACTTTGATAAATATCAGAAAACACCTAGTAAAGTAGTAGCAAAAGCTCCTTCTATTCCAAAGAAAGACAATAATGAACAACTAAAAATTCAAAACGCACTAGACCTGTTAGAGCTATAGGTCTATTTTTTGTGCCAAAACAAGGAGGAAATACGGAATGGATAAACGTGAACAAGAATTAAGACAAAAAGTTGCTGATTTGAAAGCGAAAGCGGAAGGGTTTAATAACAGCGGTAAATATGAAGATGCAAAGGCAAAAATTGAGGAAGCGAAAAACGCGAAAAATGAATTGGATAACTATCTAGCAATGATGCAAATTCAAGTTTCTGACCCTGTAAATTCACAAGCAAAAGTTTTGCCTCCATCATCAGTTAAAAATGAAGATTCATCGTATAAAGAAGTGTTTATGAAAGCTATACGTGGTCAAAATTTAAGTCATGAAGAAGCAAGCGTTATGCAGGAATACAAAGCAGCATTATCTGAGAATACAGGTAAAGATGGCGGTTATATTGTTCCGGAAGATATTACGACAACGATTAATCAATTAAAACAAACGGTTGATAACTTAGAGCAATATGTAAATGTGCAACCTGTTTCAACGAATAAGGGAGCTCGCACATTAGAAAAACGGGCAGCATCTACACCTTTCGCTCCATTATCTGAGTATGGAAACCCAAATGCAATGCAAGAAATTGCTTCACCACAATTTGATCGTTTACCGTATGTTATTGAGGATTATGCAGGATTTCTACCTGTACCAAATGATTTATTAAATGATACGGATCAAGCGCTAGAAGCTTATTTACGTCAGTGGATTGCGAAGAAATCTATTGCAACTCGTAATTATTTAATTTTACAAGAAATCAACAAATTAACAAAAGTTGATTTAAAGGATTATAAAGGCATTAAAACAGCATTAAATGTCACATTAGATCCAGCTTTCTCGGCTGTAGCAAACATTATTACAAACCAAGATGGATTCAATTACTTAGATCAATTAGAAGATAAAGATGGCCGTCCACTTCTTCAACCAGATCCAACAAATCCAACACGTAAGCTATTATCAGGAAAGCCCGTTATTGTTTTATCCAATAAGACAATTGCTACAGATAAAGATGGTAAAGCACCATTTATTGTTGGGGACCTGAAAGAAGCAGTTGTGTTATGGGATAGACAGCAGTTATCGCTTGATATGACAAAAGAGGGTGGAAGTGCTTGGAGAGGTAATACAACAGAATTCCGAGCAATTGAACGTGAAGACGTTACGTTATGGGATACAGAAGCGGTTGTATATGGCCAAATTACAGTTACAGCTAAAGCTTAATGATGTAGGAGGGGTTCTTCTTGGTACTAACATTAGAAGAAGCAAAAAAGTATCTTCGTGTGGATGGTGATGAAGAGGACGATCTCATTACATCTTTCGTAATAGCAGCTGAAATATATATTAAAAATGCTACAAGTAAAAATGTAGATTTGAAGAGCGAGCTTGCTAAATTAGCAGCTCGTATTTTAATTGCTCATTGGCATGAAAATCGTGAAGCAGTTGGAAAGGCTGAACAATTAGCATTTAGTTTGCAGTCGATATTAGTTCAGTTGCAATATTGTGGTGGTGATGCAAGTGAATCCAGGTAAATTAGATAAACGTCTTACATTTCAAGTGAAAGACGATGAAGCAAAGAGCCCAGACGGTGATCCAATAGAAGGTTATAAGGATTCTTTTACTGTATGGGGCTCTTTTATTTTTTTAAAGGGAAGAAAATACTTTGAAGCAGCATCAGCTAATAGTGAAGTTCAGGGTGAAACGGAAATACGATTTCGCGCAGATGTGAATGCTGATATGAAGATTAAGTATAAGAACGTAATGTATGACATTATTTCAGTTATTCCAACTGAAAAACACACTTTATCAATCATGTGGAAGCGTGGTGGAATGAATGGCTGATGGTGTTGATTTCTTAGGTTTTGATCGCTTGATATCTGAATTAGAGCAAATGGGTCTACGTGGGGAAAAGATTGAAGATAAAGCTCTTGCAGCAGGTGGAGAACCTATTCGAAAAGCTATTTCTGAAATAGCCCCAAGGAGTGATAGCCCTAAAAAAGCAACAAAAAGTGAACCGTGGCGTACAGGACAACATTTGGCTGATAATATACGAGTTACAAAAGCTAAAATGGAAGGCGGCATAAAAACGATTAAAATCGGGATAGATAAAGCGGATCGTTCCCCCTATTTCTACGGAAAGTTCTTAGAATGGGGAACGTCTAAAATGCCAGCAGAGCCATTTATAGAACCTGGATTTAATTCTTCAAAAGAAGCGGCAATTCGTGCTATGACAGATATTTTGAAGAATGAAATGAGGTTGAATGTATGATAAATTTACGACCTGAAATCGTGCAAGCTCTTGAAAATAATCAGGAGCTTGTTTCCTTATTAGGCGGAAGACGTGTTTATTATCGTAAAGCTAAAAATGCTGAAGAGTTTCCGCGTATTACGTTTTTTGAACTAGACAATAGACCAGATGGATTTTCGGATAATGAAGAAAATGAAAGTGAAATCACATTTCAAATCGATATTTGGTCAAAAGGTAGTACAACAGCAATCCATAAAAAAGTGAATGAAATCATGAAAAGTATTGGTTTTTCACGCTATGCGGTTGCTGATTTATATGAAGATGATACACAAATTTTTCATTACGCGATGCGATTCGCAAAAGGAGTGGAGTTATAGATGGCCGGAGAAGTGATTAAAATTAGTTCAACTGTCGGTGTAGATAGCCTTGTTTACGCAAAGTTATTAAAAGATGATGCAACAGGTGTTGACTATAGTGCAGTGAAAGAAATGGAAGGCGCTGTAAAGATTAAAACTTCTAAAAAGGTAGCTTCGGAGATTATGTGGAGCGATAACAAAAAATCGGAAATTGCTGAGTCTGATGGGGAAGTAGAAGTAGAGATTGAACTTCGTAGTATTTCATTATCAACAAAAGCAGATATTGAAGGGTATCCAGAAGTGAAAGACGGTGTGCTAGATGAGAGACGCGAAGGTGAAAAGCCTTATTTAGCAATCGGCTGGCGTTTCTTAAAGGCTAATGGGAAATATCGATATGTTTGGTTATTAAAAGGGAAGCTTTCACAAGAGGAAGAAGAAGGCGAAACGAAGAAGGATAAGCCTAACTTCCAAACAACAAAACTGAAAGGTTCATTTATTGAACGAGACTTTGATGATAGACCAAAATTTACAGCTGATGCCGATGAGCCTACATTTACAAAAGCCGTTGGTGATAACTGGTTTAAAAAGGTATATGAAAAAACAGCAACAACACCAGTAGGAAAGTAAGGGGGAGCAAGAGCTCTCTCTTTTTTATTAACGAGGAGGAAAAGCCATGAAATTAACATTAATGATCAAGGAAGAAAAGAAAACTTTTAATTTACCGGAGTTTATTCCAGCACGTCTAATCCGTCAGGCGCCTGAGCTTGCTGATATTCCAAATAATCCAGGCCCTGAGGATATGGATAAAATGGTTCAATATGTAGTGAAAGTTTACGGTGAACAATTTACATTAGATCAATATTGGGACGGCGTGGATGCTCGTAAATTTTTATCCACAACTTCCGATGTAATTAATGCAATTATCAATGCAACAGTAGATGCGGCTGGTGGTACACCAGGAACTGGAGAAGAAACAAACCCAAACGCGTAGAGGGAGGGGGGCTAACGTTCAGTGAGTTTATGGACGAGCTCTACCTCTCTTTATTACGTCAGGGGTATAAACACCATCATATCGATAACGAAATGGATATCTGGCATTATTTAAGGCTAAACCAAAAATATCGTGAACAAGATCATTCAAATAGTGGAAATCAGAATTTAAATGAAATGGAAGTTCCAGCAGAAAACATTATCTAATAAGGGGGAAGATGATGGCGAATGAAATGAATAATTTAGTCGTTAGGCTGTCCCTTGATAATGTGAATTTTCGTCAAGGTATAGCAAACTCAGGCCGTGCGGTTAGGACATTACAGAATGAGCTGAAATCTGTAAGTACAGGAATGGGTGGCTTCGCAAATGCTAGTCAACAAACGCAAGCGAAAATGAATACACTCAGCAGGCTTATTGAAGCGCAAAAAGAAAAAGTTAGAGCTTTGCGACAAGCCTACGATCAAAATAAGGCTAAGTTAGGTGAAAATGATGCAGCAACTCAAAGATATGCTTCGCAAGTGAATAAAGCAGTTGCTGATTTAAATAGATTTGAAAATGAATTAAAGCAAGTAAACCGTCAAGCTGAACAAAAAGGGATGGATAAGTTAAACAACTCTTTAAAATCTCTACAGGCTGAATTTCAGTCTATTACAACAGGCATGGGCGGTTTTTCTAATGCGACAGAACAAACACGAGCTAAAGTAGATGTTTTATCTCGTATGGTAGATAAACAAAAAGAGAAGATCAGGGAACTTCAACAAGCCTATAATCGTGCCAAAACAGAAGAAGGTGAAGCGAGTCAATCAGCGCAGCGGTACGCGGAACAAATTCACCGGGCAACAGGTGAACTAAATCGATTTGAAAACGAATTACGTCAGTCGAACCATGAATTAGAACAACAAGGTAATCGTTTATTGAATTTTGGTAATCGTATGGAGACATTAGGTAACCATTTGCAAAATGCAGGAATGCAAATCGGTATGGTGTTTGGCGGAATGACTTATGCGATAGGACGTGGTTTAAAATCCGCGGTTACTGAATCAATGAATTTTGAACAACAAATGGCGAACATTAAAGCGGTATCCGGTTCTACTGGAGAAGAAATGAAAAAGCTAAGTGAATTGGCTGTTAATATGGGCGAAACAACAAAATACTCCAGTGTTCAAGCAGGACAAGGTATTGAAGAACTAATAAAGGCAGGAGTTAGTTTAACAGATATTATAAATGGTGGTTTAGAAGGTGCTCTTAACTTAGCGACAGCAGGGGAACTAGAATTAGGTGAAGCGGCAGAGATTGCATCCACAGCTTTAAATGCATTTAAAGCAGATCATCTTTCAGTCGCAGATGCGGCAAATATTTTATCTGGAGCCGCTAATGCTTCAGCAACAGATGTACGGGAGTTAAAATACGGTCTTTCAGCTTCATCAGCAGTAGCAGCAGGGGCTGGAATGACCTTTAAGGATACAGCTACAACCCTAGCAGTATTTGCTCAAAATGGTTTAAAAGGTTCTGATGCAGGTACGTCTTTAAAAACAATGCTTATGCGCTTAAATCCAACGACGAAAGAAGCGTATAACCAAATGAGGGATTTAGGATTAATTACTTATAATGCACAAGCTGGTTATGATTTTCTTGTTAAAAATGGTATACAACCAGCTTCAAGGAGCGTCGGTGATATTGAGCAAGCTTTAGGCGCGACACGTTTCTCTATAAGCGTTTAGACGTGAAGTGAGAGTGTTGCTGAAATTTATCTTAAGCAACAATAACTAATATATCGAGAGTTGGAATGAAAATCGTCATGTTGAATTGAAACAACTCCATTAATACTCCTACATGCATGATTTGTTAGTAGACAGATTGTGTATGAAGCTAGGTGAAGTCGGCTGAACGAGCCTAAGTGATTTTTAATCATATGGTGTAGGATAGGTCGGATGGCTGAAAAGATAACTATGGTGAGAATGTCCCTTATGGGTCTGACGAATTTGCGAAGGTACGGGTCTAAAATTGCACTATACCGAAAGGTATAGCACACAAGAGTGTGGTAGGGTACCGAGAAGTACGAATCTGACGGTAGGAAATCGGGATAAGCAACGATGAGCTTATAAACTCTACAGGCTTATAGCAAACACCTACGGTTATCATGAATAGCTAGATATATTGGAACGTGGGAAGCAAAAAACTGCTAAATGAAAACAGCTACTACTGGGCAGGTGGATATAAGGTAATTAGCCGAAATTCCTTTATTTTTGTGAAGGTAGGGGCACAGTACCGTTGAAGCGTCTAATGAACGTGGAGGGATGGCCCCAAGTCTAGTTTGTTTTATGTTTAATTTTAAGAAAATGAAGCTCAATGGTCAGGTAGGAATGTGGGCAAAAACCTAGGAGGTTTCCACAGTTGAGCACAACAATGAGATATTGGGAATATTACAATATGCAAGAAACATTTGATAGGTTATATGAAGAAAGTCAAGGAAATAAATCATTCCATGGTCTATATGAATTGATTACTTCGGAGAACAATATTCTTCTAGCATACCGAACAATAAAATCTAACAAGGGGTCCAAAACCGCTGGCACGGATTTGTTCACGATAGATAATTATAAACCAATGTATAAAAAGGAATTCTTATCATTGGTTTGTAAACAACTAGAGATATACAAACCAAAAGCAGTAAAGAGAGTTTTTATTCCTAAGTCCAATGGAGATAAAAGACCTTTAGGAATTCCAACAATGTTTGATCGGTTAATTCAACAAATGATTAGGCAAATTTTGGAGCCGATTTGCGAGGCGAAATTTTACGAACATAGTTATGGATTTCGTCCGATGAGAGGAACAAAACATGCCATTTCTAGAGTAATGTTTTTGATAAGCAGAAATACTTTTCATTACGCGGTAGATATAGATATAAAAGGATTCTTTGACAATGTTAATCACACATTACTTCTAAAACAATTGTGGAATATGGGTATTAAAGATAAGCGAGTGTTAAAACTTATCTATTTAATTCTAAAAGCACCAATTAAGGGATTTGGAATTCCAAAAAAGGGAACACCACAAGGTGGAATACTCTCGCCATTACTATCCAATATAGTTTTAAATGATTTAGACCAATGGATAGCAAGCCAATGGCACTATTTTGAAACATCATATCCATATACAAATAATGCAAATCAAAAGCGAGCAATGAAAGGTACCAAATTGAAACAAGGATTTATTGTTCGTTATGCAGATGATTTTAAAATTATGGCAAAGGATTTCCGAACGGCACAAAAATGGTTTTTCGCGACAAAAATGTATCTCAAGGAACGATTAAAGTTGGACATTTCACCAGAAAAATCCAGAATAATCAACCTTAGAAAAAACAAATCTGAGTTCTTAGGATATTTATTATATGTAGTACCCAAAAGAAACAAATGGGTTTGTAACTCTAGGATATCAAATAAGAAAAAGAAGCAAATCAAACTTGAGATCAAAAAGCGAATAAAAGCTATTCAGTTGTCATCAACTCGGAAAAATGTGCAATTATATAATGCCTATGTACTTGGACTGCGTAACTATTTTAGGTATGTTACACATGTAAATATTGAAATGAAACAGCTTGCATTTAACCTATCATTAGTAATATTCAATCGATTAAAAAGTGTCGGGAAATATGAAGTTCCAATCAATGCACCTCCGGTGTTTACAAAATTCTTTAAAAATAATTATCGAACATTTAAAGTATGTGGTATTTACTTATTTCCACTAGCGGATATACAAACAGCAACTATATGGAATTACACGCAAACCCAAACACCTTACAATCAAAAAGGCCGAAAGATTGCCAAACATATTGAGTTAAATAAATTGGTATTAGGCGAAATTAAGAAACTACTAACTGCAAATATCCCTAATGAAAGTATAGAGTACTTGGATAATCGAATGGCAAGGTATTCTATGTTGAATGGAAAATGTGAGATACTTAAAGAATTTTTACCAGCAAGTGAGCTACATTGCCACCACTATATTCCGAAGGGATTAGGCGGAACAGATGAGTATGAAAATCTTAGAATCATTCATAAAGAAATTCATAGATTAATTCACATGACAAATAAACAAACGATTGAATCCTACTTTCAAAAACACTCGTTGACTGTGGAACAAGTTAAACGAATAAACCAATATCGAAGAGCTTGTAATTTAGAAAAAATTAAACAATAAACAAATTAGATGGAGCGCCGTATGAGGTGAAAGTCTCACGTACGGTGTGGAGTGGGGGAAAAGGTAGAGATAACTTCAAATCCTTACCTATCACTAACAAGGCTATGTAATGAAAATAGAAGGTGCGAAAAAGTGGAATGACAAGTGCGATACGACATTCCGTGAATTAGCTACAAGTTCAGCGTTCCTATCATCAAAATTCTATGATCAACAAGGACATATTCAAAGCTTAGAAAATATTTCAGGAACACTTCATGAATCAATGAAAGATTTAACAGACCAGCAACGAAGTATGGCTTTGGAAACGTTATTCGGATCGGATGCTGTACGTGGTGCAACGATTCTTTTCAAAGAAGGTGCGAATGGGGTAAACAGCATGTGGGATGCGATGTCAAAAGTGACTGCAGCTGAGGTTGCAGCCACTAAGATTGATACATTAAAGGGACGTCTTACATTACTAGATTCAGCGTTTTCGACAATGAAAAAGACAATTGGTGATGCGCTTGCCCCTGTGGTTAGTGTTTTTGTTGCTGGATTGCAGAGGCTTGTAGATGGATTTAACTCATTACCAGGGCCAGTACAAAAGGCCATTGCAATTACAGGTGGTATTGTTCTTGCGCTAACAGCGGTTGCTACTGTTATTGGAGTAATAATGGGGGCAATCGGTATGGTTGTTTCTGGTATTGGTTCTTTAGCGATAGCAATGGGTGTAGCTACAGCAGCTACTAGTGTAACGGGTGCAGTTTTAGGAATATTAACCGCAGTTTTAGGACCAGTAGCAATTGCTTTAGGTGTGGTAGCGGCCGCTGTTGGTGTTGGTGTTCTAGCGTATAAAGGGTATCAAAAAGCAACTGAAGACAGTATTGCTTCAGTGGATCGCTTTGCTACGAATAATAAGTTAGCACAAGATGAATATCAAAAAGCTTTAGCTAGTTCAGATGCAGCAACAAAAAAATATATGAAACAACAAACCGGAGAAATTAGTTCATCGACTAAAAAAGTTCTTGGCGACTATTTTAAGTTATCTGATGGTATTAGACAAAAGTTAACTGAAATTAAACTGAATCATGAAGTAATGACAACTGAACAAGCTCAAAAACTTGGTCAACAATACGATCAATTAACTGAGAAAATCATTACGAAAGTTGATGAGCGTAAGCAAAAAGAAACGGAACGATTGAGAAAATTGTTTGCTGATTCATATGTTCTTACGAGTGAAGAGGAAAATAAAAGGCTAGAGTTATTAAATCAAAAATATGAAGATGAGAAAATAAAAGTAGCAGAAAAGAATCAGAAAATAAAAGAGATTAATGATTTAGCGGCATCAGAACATCGAGAAAAGACACATAGTGAGAATGTTGCTATTCAAGCTTTACAAGACGAAATGGATAGAATAGCTGTTCAGCACATGACACAAAATCAGATGGAGCAAAAAGTAATTCTTGAGAATATGCGTGTACAGGCTAGTGAAATATCCGCAAGACAAGCAGCAGAAGTTGTTGAAAATAGTGCTAAAACAAGAGATAAAGTCATTAAAGATGCGGAAAAGACACGTAATGACAAAATAGCAGAAGCCATTAGACAACGCGATGAGATGGGCAGTTTAAATGCACAAGAAGCTGAGGCTGTAATCGCCGAAGCCAAACGTCAGTATGACAGCACTGTTTCAACAGCACGAGATAAGCATAAGGAAATTGTGAGTGAAGCAAAATCCCAAGCTGGGGAACATGCAAATCAAGTTGATTGGGAAACTGGTCAGATAAAATCCAAATACCAAGTAATGAAAGATGATGTAGTTCAAAAGATGAAAGAAACTTGGTCAGGTATAACAAAATGGTGGGAAGAAACAAAAACTTCAGCAAACAACAAGGTAGAAGAGATAAAAAATACAGTTTCAAGGAAATTTGAAGAAAAGAAAAAAGCTGTCGTTGATAAAATGAAAGAAATAAAGAGCGATATTGAAGATAAGTGGAATACAGTTGAAAAATTCTTCAGCACGATAAATCTACGTTCCATTGGTAAATCCATTATAGAAGGTCTTGAAAAAGGTTTGGATGATGCGACAGGTGGTTTATATAGTAAGGCGAAAGGCATTGCTGGAGAGATTAAAAAGACTATTTCTGGAGCGTTAGAAATTAACAGTCCATCCAAAGTGATGATTCCAGTTGGTAGTGCAGTTCCAGAAGGGGTTGGCGTTGGTATGGATAAGGGGAAACGATTTGTTGTGGATGCAGCAAAAAATGTAGTTGGAACGGTTAAGAAACAGATGAGTAATATGCCATCTGTTTTTGATTTTGGATTCCAAACTTCACATTATAGCATTCCGCATCATACACTTGGTGATTTCAATGAGTATACGCAACCACAATCACCTTATAACAATTCACCTACAGCAAAAACTATGTTCTCGGATAGATCAGGTAGAGAACAAGAATTGAATGTAACGGTAAATATGACAAACGTTTTAGATGGAAAAGAATTAGCGAACGGAAGTTACGCATATACGACAAAGCTTCAAGATCGTGAACAAAAAAGAAGAGCGGAATTTTAAGGGTGGTGAGCATGTTGGGGAAACTCAGTTTTACTTTTAATAAGATTAGAAAAGATTATATTCAAATGCTAGTTGGAAGAAAACGCCCTTCCTGGGCTCCAGTTAAAAGAAAATTAGTAAGAGTCCCTCATCGCGCAGGGGCTCTTTTTCTTCATACAGAAACGGAGGAACGTCGTATTGATGTTCCTCTTGTAATTAAGGCAGCGAAAGATATGGCTGATTTACAAAAGGTAAAAGAAGATTTAGCGGATTGGCTATATACAGAGCAACCTGCTGAACTTGTTTTTGATGATGAATTAGATAGGACGTATCTAGCATTAATTGATGGTTCTGTAGACCTGGATGAAATAGTTAATAGAGGTAAAGGGGTTATTACTTTTGTTTGTCCAATGCCATATAAATTAGGAAAACAAAATACTCATTCGTTCTCTCAAAATGGTTCTACTGAAGTCACTGCTTCTTTTGTCAATCAAGGGAATATAGAAGCACCTGCAATTATTGAAATCGAAGCACAGAAACCAAGTACATTTTTAGATGTGTGGTTTGGTGAGTATCCATATAATCGAGATTACTTCAGAATTGGTTATCCTTTAAAAACAGAGCAATTACCCGTTGAAAGAAATCAAAGACTTATATGGGACGAAATGGCTACCACCGTAGGATGGAGTAAAGTCAGTTCAATGGAAGATGGCAATCCAATTGGTGAAATGAAGTCAGATAAATACCAATTTTATTGTTCTGATTTTGGTACTAGTGCGGGGAAAGGGTGGCACGGTGCAGCTGTTAAAAAGAATATACCTGGGGGTCCAGTACAAGATTTTATTATGCAAGCCCATGTTACATGTAAGAGTAAAAAAATTAATGAAATGGGCCGAGTTGAGATAGCGATACTGGATGAAAATAGCAAGGTTCTTTCCAAAATTGCCATGTCTGATGTGTTTTGGCAAGCTGAACAAAACTTCGGGACGATGGTAATTGGATATGATAATAAGCCAGGGAAAACAGGTTTAATTTATGAGAGTGGTGATTATCCGAATACATGGAATCAGTATTTTGGTCGATTGTGGATAGCTAGAACGGGAAATGTATGGGAAGCATATATTTCAAAATTCTTGCCAGGGACAGAGAAGGATGATTCAGAGCGGTTTGCACGGTGGACGGATGAAAAAAACGATCACATGGAAAAAGCAGCGCAAATCCAGATTAGTATTATGCAATGGCAAGATGTACCACCAGTAGAAGCAATGACCGTTTCAGATTTGAAATTTTGGAAAGTCAATTTAAATACTCAAAATAATCCGCCTTACATTTTTGAAACAGGAGACAAAATTATAATTGATAAAGAAAAAAGTCTTGTAACCATTAACGGTAAAAAAGCCATTAATTTAAAAGATTTTTTTAGTAATTTTCCAACTGTAATACGTGGTGAAAATCGTATTGATATCATGCCACCAGACGTTAAAGCAACTGTTCGTTATAGGGAGAGATACAGATGAGAACACCAAGCGGCATTTTGCATGTTGTGGATTTCAAAACAGATCAAATCGTTGCAGCTATTCAGCCGCAGGACTATTGGGATGATAAAAGGCAGTGGGAAATCAAAAACAATGTTGATATGTTGGATTTTACTGTTTTTGATGGAACAACTCATTCGGCTACGCTACAACAACAAAATCTTGTTTTAAAAGAAGTTCGTGACGGAAGAATTGTACCATATGTTATTAGAGAAACAGAAAAGAATTCAGACAACCGATCCATTACCACATATGCTTCAGGAGCTTGGGTTCAAATTGCTAAGTCAGGTATTATAAAACCGCAAAGAATAGAAGGGGAAACGGTAAACAAATATATTGATATGGCCCTAGTAGGAATGAAATGGAAACGTGGGAAAACGGATTATGCAGGATTCCATACGATGACCATTGATGAATTTATTGATCCCCTAACATTTTTAAAGAAAATAGCTTCTTTATTCAAATTAGAAATTCAGTACCGTGTTGAGGTTCAAGGATCACAAATCATTGGATGGTATGTTGATATGATTCAAAGACGTGGTCGAGACACAGGCAAAGAAATAGAGCTCGGGAAAGATTTGATAGGCGTTACACGTATTGAACATTCAAGAGATATTTGTACAGCACTAGTTGGATTTGTGAAAGGTGAAGGCGACAATGTAATTACCATCGAAAGTATCAACAGGGGACTTCCGTATATTGTTGATAATGATGCATTTCAACGATGGAACGAACGTGGTAAGCATAAGTTTGGTTTTTATACGCCAGAAACAGAAGAGTTAAATATGACGCCAGAACGTTTAATGACGTTAATGGGAATAGAATTAAAAAAACGTGTTAATTCTTCCGTTTCGTATGAAGTAGAAGCACAATCGATTGGACGTATTTTCGGACTAGCACATGAACTCATTAACGAGGGCGATACGATCCGAATTAAAGATACGGGCTTCACACCTAAGTTATACCTGGAAGCACGTGTAATTGCCGGTGATGAATCTTTTACGGATCCTACACAAGATAAATATGTGTTTGGTGATTATCGTGAAATTACGGATCCGAACGAGGAATTACGAAAGATTTACAATCGAATCCTTAGTAAATTCGGTGAAAAACAAGAAATGCTGGATCAGCTAGATAAATTGGTGAAAGAAGCGAATGAAACAGCAAGTAGCGCTAAGAAAGAATCAGAAGCAGCGAAAACACTTGCTGAAAAGGTACAAGAGAATATTAAAAACAATACTGTTGAAATTATAGAAGCTAAGAATCCACCAACAACAGGGCTTAAACCTAATAAAACGCTTTGGCGTGATATGAGTAACGGAAAGCCCGGTATTTTAAAAATATGGACAGGTACAGCTTGGGAATCAGTTGTTCCTGATGTAGAATCAATCAAAAAAGATACACTGATGCAGGTTAATAAAGATATTGAAAACACAAAAACAGAGTTGAATAAAAAAGTGGAAGAAGCACAAAGTCAAGCAACAGGACAATTCAACGAAGTGCAGGAAGGTTTACAAGGTGTCAACCGGACAATTTCTAATATCGAAAATAAGCAAGGTGAAATTGATAAGAAAGTAACTAAGTTTGAACAGGATTCTAATGGATTTACAACTTCTATTGAATCGTTAACGAAAAAAGATACTGAAATTAGCAATAAATTAAATACAGTCGAATCAAATGTGGAAGGTACAAAAAAGACTATTTCGGATGTGCAACAAACAACGAATGAGCTTAAGCAAAAAACAACTGAAATGAAAGAAGAAGCTGGGAAAATCAGTGAGAAGTTAACAAGTGTAGAAAAAAAGGTTAATAGCGATAAAGCTGGTGGACGTAACCTTTTATTAAAATCAAATGTTAAATATGAGAAAACAGATTATTTAATTAATCAGTATACTCTTACTGAAAATTTCTCTACAGGTGAAGAATATACTTTCGTAATGAAAGGAAATGTACCTGCGGGTCAAAAGTTTGGTATATGGATGAATGGTGGGTCTAGCAATGTTGGATATGCAACAAGTGTTTATGTGAATGGAATAACGTATGTAACCTTCAAAGCTGTTGCGGCTACAAGTGGAAATGAACGAAAGTTAAGCTTATATAATTATCCGAGTAGTACTACGAAATCTATTGTGGAATGGGTTGCCTTGTATAAAGGGAATAAGCCGCAGGATTGGACAGCACCGCCTGAAGAGCAGGTAACAACGGATGAATTCACCCAGAAGACAACTGAAATTACAAAAAGTGTGGATGGAATTAAAGAAACAATTACAAAAGTGGAAAATAATCAAAATGGTTTTGATAAACGTGTTGCTACTGTAGAAAAAGATGCAACTACTATTAAACAAAATGTCTCTTCCATACAAAATACACAGACAGAACAAGGAAGACAATTACAAGAGGCGAAAGCTGGATGGGAAAATACTGCGAAAGCACTTCAAGGTAAAGTTGAGCTTAAACAAGTAGAGGATTATGTTGCGGGGTTTAAGATTCCAGAGTTGAAGCAAACAGTTAATCAGAATAAACAAGATTTGTTAGATGAATTAGCTAATAAGCTTGCAACGGAACAATTTAATCAGAAAATGACTATGATCGACAACCGTTTCACTATAAATGAAGAGGGTATCAATGCCGCAGCAAAAAAGAAAGAAGTATACACAATAGAGCAAGCAAATGGACAATTTGCAAAAGATTCTTACGTAAAAGATATGGAAACCCGTCTTCAGTTAACTGAAAAGGGTGTTAGTCTATCTGTAAAAGAAAATGATGTAATCGCAGCATTTAATATGAGTAAAGAAAACATTACTTTGAATGCGAACAGAATTAACTTAGTAGGTTTTATTACAGCAAATCATATTAAAGGAAAAGTTCTAGAAGGAGTAACACTTAAAACAAGTGGAAACAGATTTGTGGAAATAAATAAGCAAGACATGAAGATTTTCGATTTAGATAAACCACGTGGTTATATAGGATTTATGGAAACAAATGATGGAAGTATTCAACCTTCGCTCGTCCTTGGTTCTGATAATAGAAAATACGCTGGCACAGGATCATTTTATATTTATCAAGTCATGCCACGAATTAATGGAGTCGATCAACCTTCTAAAGCGTATGCAAAATTTGGGGTTTCTAAAGGAGAAAATGCAGAAGGAACTAATATTTGGTCAAATTATGTTCAAATGCAAAATGACGGTGGACATCTGAGCGTTTATTCAGATGGACAATTTCGTTTTAAAAACTTGAATGATATTATTTTTGAATCTGAAGGATGGGCTCCAGGATATGGTTACTTCTTTGTAACCACAACGGAACCTCATATTTTTAACAATAACTGGGGACAGTTTACGTTTAAAAGGAAAGGCAGTGACTACAATATATCTTTCATCAATGGTGCCTCTGATCATGATTTAATCATGGGTAATGCAATGATAAGATCAAGTTTTGTACAAGGTTATAACAACGGCTTACAGATTAAAGATATGATGGGCAAAGGATGGAAAGATATAGAGTTAAGAACCCTACGAGCACAAGAAAATATAAATGCCAATGGCCAAATGTGGGCAAAAGCATTTAATCCTACATCAGCTAGAAGTATGAAAGAAAATATAAAAGATATTCCTTTCTCGGCTCTTGATAAAATTATGAGTTTAGCTATTAAACAGTACAACTTCAAAGACGATATGTATGATCTGTATCAAATGCGTGTGAACAAGCCGGAAGAACAAACGGAACCATATACAACGAAAGATATCGAAACGTATTTCGGTATGATTGCAGATGATACGGATGGTATATTTACAGATAAGGAGAAACGGGCCATTAATTTATATAATACTGTTTCTATTCTTATTGCAGCTTTCCAACAGATGTATTATGAATTCATATCGTTAAAGGAGCAGGTTAAGCAGTATAATGAAGAGTTACATGTAGTTAAAGAAGAGAATAAACAACTAAAAGAGCAAGTCACTACACTAACAAAAGATGTGTCCACATTAAAAGATTTAGTTCAAAATTTAATAAATGAGAAACTGAAACAGCCATAAGCTGTTTTTATTTTGCACAAAATAGGGCTTTTGTATAAAATTTTTCATGCATTCACTCAGAAAAGGTTTGTCTCATAGTATATAGGGATTGCCTTATTAAGATTTCAAAAAGGATGTGAACGTATGGAAGACGTATATGTAAAAATCGACAGCTTAAAAGCAGAGCAAAAAGAGATCATGCGAGATATTCGTAATTTAGAAACTCGTACAACGATAAACGAAAAAGATATTTCTACCATCAATCAGCAATTAGAAAAAATCAGTCTAAATACCACATGGATTTTACGAATTGTTATCAGTGCAATTGTCATGGCAGTTTTAGGTTTGGTATTTAAAGGTGGGGTTTAGATTGTTCATATAAAAGTATTTGTGAAAGAGGGACAAGCGTCTCTCTTTTTTTATCTTAATGAGGAGGAAAGAATGTGGATCGTATCGATGTAGTAGTAAAAGTTTTTATTGCCACTTTTGGTGGATTTTGTGGGTATTTCTTGGGAGGATGGGATGCAACATTGAAAATCTTAGTGACAATGGCAGTTATTGATTATGTAACTGGCATAATAGCAGCAGGATATAACGGAGAATTAAAAAGTAAAGTTGGTTTCAAAGGCATCGCCAAAAAGGTGGTGCTTTTTCTTTTAGTTGGGGCAGCGGCGCAATTAGATGCAGCGTTAGGAAGTAACAGTGCAATCCGTGAAGCAACAATTTTTTTCTTCATAGGTAATGAGTTACTTTCACTTTTAGAGAATGCTGGAAGGATGGGTATTCCACTTCCGCAAGCTTTAACAAATGCGGTTGAAATTTTAGGTGGCAAACAAAAACAAGAAGAGAAAAAAGGGGATGTTCAATAATGGAAATTAGAAAAAAGTTAGTTGACCCAAGTAAATATGGTACAAAGTGCCCTTATACAATGAATCCAGAATTTATCACAGTCCACAATACGTATAATGATGCGCCAGCTGAGAATGAAATTGCTTATATGATACGAAATAATAATGAGGTGTCATTCCACATTGCAGTAGACGATAAAGAAGCTGTACAAGGCTTACCTTTAGAACGAAATGCATGGGCTTGTGGAGATGGGAATGGTTCAGGCAACAGAAAGTCGATTAGTGTGGAAATCTGTTATTCTTTAAGCGGCGGGGATAGATATTATAAAGCAGAAAATAATGCAGCTATCGTTGTAGCCAAATTAATGAAACAATACAACATTCCAATAAGTAAAGTTCGCACACACCAATCGTGGAGTGGAAAATACTGCCCGCATCGTATGTTAGCGGAAGGGCGTTGGAATTCTTTTATAGAAAGGGTGCAAAACGCATATAACGGTGGTGGGAATGCAGGTTCTACCAAACCATCTAACAATGGTGTAGGTATTGTTACGATTACAGCGGATGTCTTACGTGTTCGTACAGGACCAGGAACAAATTATGGCATTGTAAAGAATGTGTACCGAGGGGAACGCTATCAATCTTGGGGCATTCAAAATGGTTGGTATAATGTTGGCGGAAATCAATGGGTATCTGGGGAGTATGTGAGGTTTGAGGGATAGTTGATTGTACAGATGAAAAACTATGTGTATATGAAGTAATAAGAAGTGCTCCTGACCAAGGTGCACTTCTATAAAAAGGAGGAAAATCCAATGACAATTCATTTTATGTACAATAAGACCTAAATATACAAAAAAAGAACATTCCTGGTTGGACGGGAGGAATGTTCTTGTGTGGTTTCTCTTGAACCACTTTATATGTATGCAACAGAATCATGTTATATGACTTCAGAAATAAAAAAGCAATCCAGCGTGGAGAGGCCGGAATGCTTTTTCTGTATATAAAAAGGCATCATGTCAGGAGCAATTTAATATATGTTTCTAAAGTGCATAATGTTCCTTTAAAATAAAAAGACACCCTCCCCAGTTGAAGGTGTCAAAAATGTGGTGATTCTCTAGATGCATAAATAATATATGTAATAATAATGAAAGGTAGAACAGGATCTTGACTGTAAAATGAATGTAATTTATATTTTAAATACGTTCTCTAATCTATCTATGTACAGTAAAAATCCGTTCCCTTTTGGGGGCGGATTTTTTGCACTTATACCTAGAATTTTATACAAAAGAATAGTTTTATTACAATGAATAATAAAAACCAGAGCATTCTTTAGGAGTGCTCTGGTTACATAGGATGCTTATTATAAAAGAGGAACGTGTTAATTTTATTTTATGTAGCAACATGTTTAAATATGAGAAAAAGCATTCCAGATTGGTGAAGTCCGGAATGCTTTTTCTGTATAGATTGGTATGTTGTATGACATAGCCGGAGCAATTTATTATATGCTTCTAAAGTGCTTAACATGCTTTTGAAAAATACACTTTATTCAAAATAGAATCAGCTATTGACTAATAATTTTTGTTATATTATATTTTATATTCAACCATTCTTAACTGAAATAGTTAACCTAAAAGTCCGTTTCCTTTCGTGGAGGCGGACTTTTTTACGTTTACATATCCCAAAAATCATCAGCTCTTATTTTAGGATCAAATTCCCGAAGTACTTTTAATATTTTCTTCATGGTTTTTTGTGTAGGATATCTATTAGGATTATTAGCTAGTTCTCCAATTGTATTTCTTCCTAAATCCGATTTTCGTATAAGCCATTCTTGTTCGATTTCATGTTTGTCCAAGAATTTTCCTAGTTTTGTACGTTTTTTACCAAGACCCCACATGTTTTCACCTCATTAATTAATTTGTTATATACAGTCATGTCCAATTTTCACTAAAAATAAAACCCAAAAAATGGTGAATATTGTCCAAGCTCTCCACAATATGATGTATCAAGGTAGTTACCACGGCAAGAAGAAATTCAGTTATCAAAGTAGCTATCAAGGTAGGAACAGGTAATTTTACCGAGGTAGTTATCAAGGTAAGATTTAGATTTCTACCACAGTAACTACCATGGTTCCTATCAAGGTAACTCTACCACGGTAATGAGTGTGTGAAGCGTTATTTTATCTGGGTTTTATATTCTGTTTATAGAGGGGCGAAAGAAATGAACATCAAGATGGCATTATCAGAAGAAACTTGTGAGTATTGTAAATGTCTGCTATCCGATTGGTTGTTTTGGAGATGGAATGGAAAGAAGTATTGCTCAGAGTCTTGTGCGGAATACGATAAGAAATAAATGACGGGGAGTGGATTCTATGTTTACAAGAAAGCAAGTTATTCCTTTTCGAGATTTTATGGATGGATCATACAAAATGAAAGAGCAGAAAATACAAAGATATCATTCATTAAGCTCGTTAGCATTTGTTCGTATGTCGGATTCTATTTTAAATACGTATCTGGCATTAGGGATAATGGGAACGGCTTTAATTGGGGCAGTCATGTTAGAAAGATATCTTGTACGAAATGATTATGTATCAGCGGCTAAATTATTATCCAATGGGATTCATTATGGAGTGAAAATTGGTGGAGTGGGATTCATTACCTATGTATTTTTTCGAATTATAATTATGTTCTAGGAGGCTTGTCATGGGAATCATAAAAGAATGGCTTCATAAGAGGTCTTTAAAACACCAGATTATTGAGGTGTTCCAAAAGGCAGGCTTATATACGGAACATCAAACACGTGGAGGGAAAATCCCAATTTATCCAAAGGTTCATGCTGTTTTTTCTTCAAACGAAAGCGTGAAATATGTATTTACTATCCCCAATGGATTAGATCCAAAGACAATTGAAAAGAAATGGTTTTGCTTTCAACAAATATTTGGACGGAATGTAGCAATTGAGGGAGATATTAAAAAGTTTGTGCTCAATGTATTTCATTCTGATGGTGGTTTGAAACAATACAACTACAGCTATAAGCAATGGCAACCATTTATAAAAGAATGCCGTCTTCCTGTTATAGTAGGGCGTGACCAGTTTGGAAACATGCTTGTTTATGATATGGTAAACCCCAATACACCCCATTTACTAATTGCAGGAGAAACAGGTAGCGGAAAAAGTAGTATGGTACGTGTTGTACTTTCTACACTCATTCAATACATGCCTCCTGATAAATTATATTTGTACCTAGGTGACTTGAAAAACTCTGAATTTCATTTCTTGCGTAGAGTAAAACATGTGAAAGAAGTGTGCATGGAAGAAATCGAAATGAAAGTCATGCTTCATAAGGTTTGGAATGAAATCAGGGAACGCAGAAAGCTCATGGAAGAATATGAAGTGGATCACATTGATGAGTATAACAAATTAAATCCTGATAAACAGAAACTCTATATTCTGTTAGCTATCGATGAAGTAGCGATGCTACAAGATGAAAAAGAATGTATGACGACAATAGAAAAAATATCGGCAGTTGGTCGGTCGCTAGGTGTATTCCTTATGCTATCTATGCAAAGACCAGACGCAAAGGTGTTAGATGGTAAGTTAAAGCTAAATATGACGGTTAGAATGGGCTTTAAATGCGATAACACAATTAATAGTAACATCATGGGTACACCTGGATCAGAGCAATTAGAGCAATCTGGACAAATGATTCTAAAGTTAAATGGATTAAAGAAAGTGCAAGCTCCATATTTAGAATTAAATAAAGCAAAGCAAATAGTTGAACCTTACCGTTTACTCAAAGAAGATATGAGGCTTCAGAATTCGTCAAAACAAGAACTTCCATTGTTTGGAGTGTTGGAACATGAAGAGTAGAGATAAAGCGATTATAAAAGACTTATGCCGCTTTAGATGCCTATCACGAGATGATATTATCGATTTGCATTTTCAAGGACTCAAGAAAGCTGTGACCAGTTGCAATACGGTTATGAAACGATTAAGGCGAGATGGGAGCGTGGACGTAAATGTGTTACAGAAACCATATATCTACTTTCCACAACCAAGTCCGATTCGAAAAACAAGTCAAAAGATTCCGCACTTCCTTGCTATTGTGAATGTATATAAGCAACTTCTTCAGTACGAAAAGCCTAAATTGTTTAAAGTCGAGCCGAAGTATGGTAAAGCATATATGGAGCCAGACATATTTGCAATTTGGCGACAATCTCCATTTTTCATAGAAGTTCAGAATTCGGTATACAGTAAGAAAGTAATGCAAGAGAAATTAAACCGATATGAATTTTACTTTCATAGTTTGGAATGGCAGCGAGAACTATGGCAACCCAAGAAATCGAAATACTTCCCTTCTCTTCTGGTAATTACCGATAGCCAGTATGACATCTCCTCTTCAAATTTTCGCATATTTCAAGCTAAATCCATTCACGATTTCATGAATCAAATGGTTGTTAAGGCGTAGTAGTAACCTTATACATTTAATATAGCCCCATTGCATCAGCTTCTTCTTTAGAGATTTTATAATATACACCTGGTGCAAAAGAGTTGTCTATTGTATGTGTGGATGACTCTTTTGAGCCACTATCTTCTAGCCAATTATAAAAAACAAATGAAGTTTTTTTGTTATGTACATCAGAAGAGCCTGTATTAGCTTTTTTATGTAACTTAGATAATCTAATATTATCACTATAAATTTTCGTAAATAAAGCTTGTACACTGTCTGTGAGAGTACCACCATTTTTTAAGAACCTATTAATTTTAACTAATGCATTGAATGCAAGAAGAAACAAACTTTTATCACAATTGCTACCCACACGTAAACCGATAATAGACGCATTTGTTTTTAAAATATGGTGATAAGTACCAGATTTAATTGTATGGTACATCCTTTCTTGGTATTCATTCACATAGTACATATGGATTCTTTCGAACTCTTTTTTGACATCGTTTTGTGCTTCTGTTAATTCATTTTCAATGGATTCCATTAGAGATACTCTATCATTATTTTTTTCTTGTTTTAAAGAATTAAAAGAGTTAATAGAGTTATTATAGTTAGAACTCGTTTTTTCGGCCTCTATTCCTACAGTCTCAAGGGATTCGTGGTTTTTCTGTTCAGCAACCTGAGTGGCATTTTGTTCGGCAATTTGGTCAGTATCTATGTAAAATACTTCTTTCATGATTGTTGTGAAATTAGAGTGCATTTTTAATACAAACACATATTTATTTTTACCATCGGCTAATCCAGCAACTAGGATTTCACCGGTGTGTTTTAATGCATGAACAGTAGCAGTTACAGTTCTTACAGAACAGTCGGCTTTATCTGCTAATGTTTCCGCAGAAATTTTGCATATGCCATTTCCTGAAAGCATATAAATAATATGATCCATCACATCTTTTCGTTTGGATCGTATAGGAAATAAACTTTCAAAACTTTGATTCGTATCATTGATACGTTTTCTAATATCATCAATAATCTCATTTTTCTTTTGAGTACTTAATTGGTTTTGTTGCATATATATTTGAATATCTGCATTATAGGCAGTCAATTTTTTCAT